TCTGGGGGACTAGGGGTCGGAGGTTCGAATCCTCTCGCTCCGACCATTATTTTACAATGACTTAGACCCTACCTAAGTCGATGCCTTCGAGCCATTTTGCAGGCCGTTTTGTTGGCCCTGGTTCCGACGGTGACCTTCCAGCTTTACGATAGCAGCTTCCGCAAGGCTGCGTGTTCGGGCCAGATAGCGCTCTAGGATCTTCTGCGCGTGGGCCTGCGAGTGGCCCGTGATGGTCGCGATTTCAGGCACCGTGCAGCCGGCTTCCGCCAGCATCGTCACCGCCGTGCCGCGCAGGTCGTGGAAGTGCAGGTCGACCGTGATGCCGGCCTTCCGGGTGGCTTCCGACCAGTGCTCGTGGAAATTCCGCTTCTTCCAGGGCGTCCCTCGATCCGTCACCAGGATGGTCGTAGCCCGGCGTGGCGCGGCGTCGAGAGCGGCGCGCAGCGCGCGTGTTGCCGGCACGTAGACGGCCCGCCGGCTCTTGCCTTGGCGGAGCGTGATGGCTTTGCCGTCGTAGGCGCTCCAGGGCAGCGCCAGCAGGTCGGCTTGCCGCTGGCCGGTATGCAGGGCGAGTATCAGGGCCAGGCGGAGCTCCGGCGCGGCTGCATCCTCGAACGCGGTCACATGCTCCGGCAGCCAGATCATCTCCGCCCGCTCGGCGCGGTAGGCGCGCTCGAACGTCGAGACGGGGTTGTTCGTGATGTGGCCGCGGTCGACGCCCCAGGACAGGACCCGGGCCAACGCCGCCAGCTTCGCGTCCGCCGCGCGCGGGTGCGTCTCGGCGAGCTTGTCGTGCCAGCGGAGGAAGATGGGCCGCGTGCGAGGCGCCTGCGCGTGCTCGAGCGGGGTAGCCCCCCACTTGTCCTCGACCGCCTTGAGGTTCAGCCGCGCGATCTCGCGCGTGGAGTCTGCGAGGCGCGTGTACTGCTTCGAGTCCTGGTACTGCCGGATCAGCCATGACACCGTGCCAGCGCTCCGCTCCTGCGCTGCGCTGCGAGCGGCGGACTGGAACGAGGCCAGAAACTCAGGCGTACCGGGCGCTCCGGTGAGCCTCGTCCCCGTCGCTCGATGGTAATAGTAGGTCGCCTCGGTCCCGTCTGCGAGCTTGGCGCGGACGGTGTTGATGCCTTTGAGCCTAGTCCGCATGCTGGGCCGCCCACTCCTCCCACGATTGCCCAGCCGCGGACGCGGCGAGCAGGCCAGACCGCCGATCCAGCGCACGGTCGATCGCCTTTCGGTCCCACCGGCGCGTGCCAGCCATCGGGCCCGGCACGATGCCGCGCCTCACCCAGTCGTCGAAGGCGTCGAGCGACTCGCAGCCGCAGTACGCGGCGGCTTGGTCACGGTTCAGGCCTCGAGGCAGCATTCCGAGCGGCAGGGCGGTCATCTACCCCTCCTCTTGTTCTGTGGCCGGGGCGGTGGGGCGGGGATCTCTACGAGGACCGCCCAAGCACTTATCTTCAGCCTCGGGCGTTCCGAGCATCCCGCAGATCGGGCAGGGTTCCGTTACGGGGATGTCCGATCGATTGTCGTCCATAGCGTCCCACGGACACACTACAGACGCTCGGCGGGCAGCTTCCCGGGCCTCGAATTCCTCGACCCGAGTACGCAACTGAGCGTTCAGGGCCTCAAGCTCGGCGACCCGGGCAGCAAAATAACCGGCGGTCTGCAAATTCCTGAGGTCGAGGTCAGACATCCTCACCTCCCTGGACCGGTTGTGCGGGGCGAGCCCGGAGCAGCGCATCCACCTCGCAGGCGATCCGCATGCCTTCCGGGTGAAGGCATGGCTGTGCTGTCGTCAGCCCTGCGAGATTGTCGAGCGAGACGCCGAGAGCAGTCGCGATGGCGACCGCCGTGGCGATTGTCGGGTTGCGCGATCCGCCGCGCTCCAGGTCCCAGACGTGGGATTTGGTGAGCCCTGCGCGCTCAGCGAGCCCGTGCAGCGACAGACCCCGCTCTTCGCGCAACTCGCGCATCCGGCGGGCGATAGTCGCCGCGATCGTCTCAGCGTCCATCATCACCTCCCTGGACCGGGATACCGGCGGCGCGGGCGCGGTTGATGATGCCCACGGCGTCGTGGTTCACATCGCGCCCATCCGGGACGGCCTTGATCAGTTCGACGCGGGCGACGGCGTAGCTGTCGCCTTTGCCAAGACCGAGCGCCTGGAACAGGTACAGCGCGCGGTGCGCCCCCTGTTCGGTGCTGTGCGCCCCATCGACCAGCGTCGCATTACCGTGCTGGTCCAGCTGCGCTAGCCAGTACTGCACCTGCATGTCTTCTGGGATCTCGGCTGCCTTAGCGTGGCTGCTCATGCTGCTGGTCCTCTGCCGCTTGATTTCGGACGCTTGACCCCAGCCGCGTCGTAGAGCGCCTGGATCCTGATCTCGGATGCTGCCGCCTCGACCCCGCGACCGGCCCGGATGTGCTCGGATCGCCATTGCTCGGCCTGGGCGATGAGGTGGGCGATGTGAGGGGTCACGACCGCCCCTCCCTCTTCAGGGTCGGGGTGGGGGCTGCGTCCGCAAGGGCATCAGCCTCCATTTCGGCCGCGCGCTCGGGATCGATGAGCCGCCAGTCGGCGAGCGTCAGGCAGCACCCACAGACCGGCTTGCCCTGGACGATCTCCCCGCCATCATCGCGAGACGTTTGCTCACCGCACCGCGCGCAGTTCGCGTCGAACCCGGCAGCCAGCCAGTCTCCGTCCGTGACGATGCATTTGGCGTCCCAGGCCGGAACGCGAGTAGCCTCATAGCCCCGGTTGGACGTGCAGAACTCGCACTCGCAATCCGGCTGATCGGTCAGGCCGTCGTCATCCCCTTCGCATTCATCGCACCGGAGCGCGATGGCGGCCTCTCGGGTCAGGGCCCGGATCACCTCATGGTCCGGCTCGCCGGGCGTGCCGACGATCCATGCCGGCAGCAGCGCCTTGGTGGGCGCTGCGACGACGGGCGCCGCTGGGATGACCGGCAGGAAGCGTGCGGCGATCGCGCCCAGCGCCGAACCGAGGACGCCACGTCGGGAAAGCTCACCGGCCATGCTCGACCTCCTGGGTGATGAGGGCGGAGGCCCGGTCTAGCCGCTCAATCTCGGCCAGGATCAGGGCGCCGGCCTTCACGAGATCCCGGCGGCGGTCGGTGGGCTTCCACCATTTTAGCGCCCACGGCCACCAACCAGGTCGTCCACCCGCCTGACGCAACTGCTCCGGGAACTGGCTGCCATAGGCATACGCCGCCGCAGCGAGGGCGATATATCCATCCGGCTGAGCATCATCGTGCTGGGGCGTCCACCATTCCTCGGAAACCTGCCGGCGCCGCTCCGCCAGCACATCAGTCCAGGCAGCCGGCATCGTCTCGTCAGCTCTCGACATGAGGCGTCTCCTGGGTGATGAGGGCGGCGCGGTCCGCGGCGCGTTGCCGATCGGTCCGGATCCAAGACGGCAGAGGGCGCCACGGCCGAAGCCGCCATCCTCGCTCTGCGTCCCTCAGGCGCTCGCGGAACACCCGCAGCTCGTCAGCTCTCGACATGGGGTGTCTCATGGGTGGGGGTGGCAGATTGAACGATCGCTGCGAGGCGGGCGGGATCGCGCCAGCGGGCGAGCTTGTCGTGCAGGGCGCGAGGATCGCCGGATAGCGCCTGCTCTGCCGCTCTGGCCCAGGTCTCCTGCGCCTGGGTGCCCTGGCGAGTACGGAGCGCCAGCAGGCTCTCAGCCTCCCCCCTCTTGCGCTCGCTTCCCGCGAGGGCGGTGCGGGCTTCGTCACGCTCCCGCGTCAGGCGGGCGATCGTCTGCTCGGCAGGCTCAGGCATCGTTGGGGGTGTCCTTGGGCTGGAGGGAGGCGATCCAAGACTTGGCGAGGGTCATTCCGGCATCCGTGAAACCCCACGTCACGGTGTTCCCGAGCGTCTGGTCTTCACGGGGGATCGGCACTGTATAAAGGATGCCCCGGTCCACCAGAGGCTGCACTTCTCTGGCGTATGCCCATCCGTCGAGCGCATCGCTCGGCGCGTCTCTCAGGTATTCGTCAGATAGCTTGTAGGATACCCCCTTGATCACGGCCTCTCTAATGGTTCTGAGGTGGGCTTCTGCGCTGATGGTCGTCATCGTCCCTCCTCCTCTTTCTGGAGAGCGGCGCGGCCGGTGGGGGCGACGGCGCGGATGGCCTCCAGAAAGCGCTGGACAGCCTCGCCCTCAGCAACAGTCGGGATGCGGTCCTCGACCCAGAATACTGCCACCCATCGCGCGCCGGTGCCGTCGATCTCGCTCAGCGACCATCCCGGGGGTAGCTTGCGCTTGTTGCGCGATGTGCTGCCCCACCATCGGTCAAGGGGCTCGTCATCATGGATACCGAAGGCGACCTTCATGCCGGTCCAGGGGAGATTGATACCCACGGCCTACCCCTCCCTCTGGGAAGGACGGGGAGCGGCTGCAATCATGGCACGGTAAATGCTGATGCGGTGATCTTCGCTTGACGTAGGCAGGTTATGATGCTGCTTGGCAGCGGTCGTCATCTCTGGTGTTGGCTCGCGAGGCACGAGAACCCAATCCTCGGTCTCCCCTACCCCGCTCTCCTGAGACGAGGGGGGTTGGACTGTGCTGGTGGGCGCCACGACGTTGGCAGTCGCGTAGCCGTCGAGCGCGTCCCGACGACGCTCCAGCAGGTGGACGCAGGCCGCGACCATCGCGTGGACAGTCATGTCCTCTTGGAAATCGGGGAGGATCCGGCTGCCGTCGTCGTCTCCCTGGCCCTGAAGCAGCATCTCGCGGATGGCCGGCAGGTCTTGCCAGTCGTCGCCGGCCCAGGCGCAGAGGATGTTGCCGATCACGGAGCGGACATCGCCCTCCACCGTTTCGGTTGCGGCGTCCCAGCTGACCTTCGACGGATCCACGCCCAGCACCGCACAGAGCCGCTGCAGGCCGTAGGTGATGCCCTCGTCCCAGGTGCGCCCGTCCTCCCCCCTCTCCTTGATCACCCCATCCGGGGTGGGGACTTCAGCCGTGATGCAGCCTGATCCGCCACAGCCCCCGCATTCCGGGTTCGGGCCAAGGCTGCCGACGCACCGGCACTGCACGTCGTCGCGAACGATCGTCGTCATGGCTCTACTCCTGGGGATTGGGGTCAAAGCCAGACGCCGGCGGCGTCATCGACTTCGGAAGTGATGGGTGTCGTGAAATGCATTGCGACCCATGCGGGCAGACCGAGCGGGTACATCCGGCGTAAGTCACCAACGGTGAAGCCCACAACGCCAGCTGAAGGCTCAGCAGCCATATCCAGCCCTGCCCTGATGCAGCACGAGACCTGATTGTGAAACTTATTGCCGCGAGGCTCTATTCTGCCGCTCGGGAATTCTCGCTCATGGTAGTGAGCGTTCAGAACGCCTTCTACTTTATCGCCTACGTAGGAGGGGCCGTTATCCCAATCGACAATATCGGGAACGCGATCTTCCAAGATCCAGAGGATGTAGCGGACCTCCTGAGCGATCTTCCCTCGGCGAGCCGGTGTGGCGTCGGGAAATCCGCGCAAGGCCATACGACGAGCAAAGTCGTACCAGCGGCGATACTGCCGAGGGGTCATCTCTCACTCCTGGTCCTGGGGATTGGTGGCGTCGGCGGCGGAGAGGGCATGAACGAGTTCGGCGGCAAAGCCCTTGCTGATGCCGACGCTCTCCATCCCGCGCTCCGTCATGGCGTCGAGACGGCACTGCAGGCGGAACGCGAGCGCTTGGCGCTGAACGGCTCGCCCCTCGGCGATCTCTGCCGGCGATAGGCGCGACGCTTCATTGGTGATGGCGTCGGCGGAGGGCGGCGCAGGAGGAGTTCTCGGCTCCATCTGCTGGATCGCGGACGGCAGCGCGCCAGCGTGATCTGCTGCAGACCTCGGCCAAGCCACGACGTTGGCATAGCAAAGCACGCGCTCGTCATCAGTCAGCGGGCGGCCCTGTCGGTTCGCGATCTTCTGCTCAGCGCGATCGGCGACCCGGTTCATGGTCTGGGCCCACCGCACGGCCGTCATCAGGTCCGGCGCCGCATAGACATCATCCGGGCCGAGGATGTGGACGCACCAGAGGTCCCCAGCCCCCTCACCCCGGCCAGCCGTGCTGATGTGGGAGAGGAGAGCGGTGCGGGCGGTGCGCAGAGCATCGCGCACGACCGTCATTTGCTCTTTTGTCGCGATGGACGACGAATGCCCCATCTCCCATGCAGCATTACTCAGCGCATCCACCAGCCTCTCCACCTCTCCCGGAGTGGAGGATGGGGGTTGGGGCGCCTCGGCGGGCTCGAACCGGCCGTCGTCCATCTCGGACGCTCGCCGAACCCAGACCGGGGCACCGCCGACAGCGCGGTAGACGACCACCTCGGCGCCGTCGTGGATCAGCGCGTCGGTCTGCAACCGGCTGTGGTGCAGCACGTCGAAGCTGCCCCGCGGCGTCGGGCCGAACCGGGCAACGATCTGGCCGTCAGGGATCCGCCGGCAGACGATGATCGGTGCATCGTCGCTCAGCGGCACGTCGGAGTGGATCACGGCACCCCGGAACAGCACCTCGTACAGGCCGCCGGTCTTCTTGTGGCGAAGGATCTCGCCCATGATCACGCCTCCCCGCTCTTGAGGTTTTCTAGGATGGCGTCGAGATCCTTCTCGCGCTCGTTGGCATAGAGGGTCTTGGCGTTGCCTTCGCCATCTCCGAGAGCTTGAAGAGCGCGAACCGCCGCTGCGTAGCCATTGTCCCAGGAAAGCTCAGCTATCCGCCGCAGATCCACCTCAGGCATCACCGGACCTGACGAGACTGCCTGCCCGGCTACAGCCCCGAGTGAGGCGTAGACGTTGCGGCGGGCCTGGAGGGCGGACTTGACCTCATCGTGGTTGTCATGCTGCCGAGCCCGCAGTTCCCATACGAACAAAGGGTCTTCGTGGTTCGATTGCACCACATCCTCGACAGCATCCGCCAGCATCTCCTCCTCACTCGGCATGACCGGAGCGAGCACCACATGACCGCGGGAGAGAGCGAGGCGGAGGGCGTTGAGAGGGCCAGTGATCGCTGAACTGTTGTCCAATTCGCCGGATCGACGTTCTTCAGCGAGCCCCTTGTAGCCCAAGGACTCCGCTTCCATGGCGCCTGCCTCCCTCGCCACCTCCACCATCCAGGCCGGATCTACAGGCTGGGGATCGGGGATGGTCGTGTCAGCGATGATGCCGGCGACCTTCCGGGCCATGGCCTCGGTCTTCTGATTGCCCCCGGCCTGATCGCCGCCGCGGTGCCGCATCTCGTAGGAGAAGCCCCCCGACGGGTTCTCCCACACCCAGACCTGCCACCCGTTCGGCAGCACTTCGCCTTGCCCGTTCTTGAGATTGTGGCTCATGGCTACCTCTGATCAGGGGTGGCGGGGGTCTGCCGCTTCCCGTCCTTGATGAGGAATCCGCCCTGGAAGGCGTAGGAGACGCCTCCGACCGGCGGTAAGGGTATGATGACCTCTTCGGGGCGGATGCCGCTGGTGGGCCAGCCACGGGGCTTGGTGGGGCATTCCTGCTGGGTGGTGGGTTGGGTCATCGGGCTCACTCCGCCGCTTCGGCGAGCGCAGCGGCCCGGCCGCCCGCCAGCTTCAGGATCACCTCGTGGAGCGAGATGCAGATGTCGGTCGCCAGGAGCTGCATCAGCTCCGGCTCCTCGCCGTCTTGAGTGAGGATCAAGCACCGCTTGCCCTGACCGCAGAACCAGCCGGCCTCGAGGTGCGCAGAGCGTCCGCAGGGCAGCAGGAGCACGCAGGTGTCGGCCCACTGCATGCCGCGCAGGTCGCTGACGAAGCCGCGGGCTGCGATCGGATGTGTGGTCAGGAGCCGGCGGTAGTCGACGGCCGACCACGCCTGCCATTCGGGGTCGATCTCGGACCACGAGAAGCCCGGCACGCCGTTGAACGGGTTGCGGAAGTCGTAGACCTCGTGTCCGGCCTGCCGGAGCGCCTCCACCACTGCGGGCTGCTGCGGGTTGCGCCACGACGAGGCGACGTAGATGCGATGGCTCACCGGCGGCTCTCCTTCTTTGAGAATGGACGGGACGGCCACTTGCTGCGCTTCTCGGCGCGGGGCCTGGATTCGGGGCGGAGGAGTTCGGAGCGGCGGCGCTCGAACTCGTCGGCGGGCGGGAGGCGGCGCTCTTCCTCGACGGGCGCTGCGGGCTGGTAGCGCTCGACCAGGCGCTTCACCTTCGCGATGCGGGTCTGGTCGCCGTCCCGGGCGGAGAGCTTGCTCTCGCCACGCCGGCCGGTGGTGCGCTCGTCGTGACAGGCCTCGTGCAGCGCCTCGAGGTGCCCAGGGTCCAGCTGCGGCGGGTCATAGTCCGTGCCGGCCTCGTTCACCCGGCGGAGCGCGATCGGCGGTCGGTGGTCGAATCGGACGCCCGACAGCTTGCCGAGCGGCTTGCTGCAGTGGGTGCAGGTTCCGCCCTGGGCGAGCACAACCTCGAGCTTCACCCGGTCCGGGATGCTCTTGCGCTTGGGGCGGTCGGTCATCCCGCGCCTCCCGGGAATCCGTTGTGCTCGACGCCATCAAGGAGGCGGCCGGCGGCCTTCTTGCCGACCGGCGCCATGAACGCGGGCCCTTGGGACTGGATCGCCTCGACGTCGGGCTCCGAACTGACGAACCGGCCACGCGGGTGCTCGGCGACCTCCGCCCAGGCCCCTTGCTGCTTGAAGAGGTACGGCACACCGGCAGCCGCGCACTGATCCCGCAGAGACCGCGCCCAGTCCGGGTGCATCGGCCGAGCGCCCGGGCCGCTCTCGCCGCCGACCACGATCCAAGAGAGACCTGGAATTGCTCGTGCCGGGTGACCCGTCAAAGCATGGAGGCTGAACCCTCTCTCTTCAGCGCCAGCCCCATCCACCTGCGTCAGATCGATAGGCCCCAGAAGCGGCTCGGCCGAGATCCATCGCACCGCCGCCGGCGTCGCCAGCAGGTCGGGGATCCGCTCGTCGGCCCGGCGTTGGTCCTCGACGGAGACGCCGAGCCAGACGTTCGCGAGGGGCCAGGCCCCGAGCATCACCCGTGGCCCGGGAGGCGCATGACGCTCCATCGCAGGATCGGCGATCAGCACGACGTCGAGCGCAAACAGGATCGCCATGTCGCAGACGAGCGCGTGGATGCGACGGGGCGCGCCGGGATCGGTCATATACGCCCGCATCCGGTCCGCGCGCTTCGTCAGGACCTGGAACGTGTGCTGCGGCGCTAGTGCCATGACGGCGAACACCTGGTCGAGCACGTCGTCCGGAACGCCCTCGTGAAAGAGGTCGCCATGGGCGGCGACGAACACCTTGCGCGGGCGCTTCCACTTGAGCGGCTGCGTCAGCCATTCCCGGTTGAAGCGCACCTCACCCGTCCAGACCGGGCCCGACTTGGTGCCTCGGGTCAGCCCGGCCCGGCTCGGGTGGTGCTGGAGCCGCGATCCGGCGAGCCGCATCGCGTAGCAGTTGGTGCAGCCCGGAGAGGCGATGGAGCAGCCAGTCACGATCTGCCAGGTCGCCTCGGTCCATTCGATGGTGGTGGTCTCGGCCATAGCTACGCCGCGCCTCTCAGCCTCTTGTGGTTGCGGATCAGCTCGTCGGGATCGCCACCGATCTCCTGGGCGAGCAGCAGTTTCGCCATCTCGGTGAGCCGGCGGAGTTGGGTCTCGTCGAAGTCCCGCAGGCTCATGGGGTCGTCGGTGAATCCGCCGATCCGGACGTGCCGCTCGACCATGCCCATCTCGAGCAGGAGGCGGTTCGAGAGGGCCCGGGGCGGCTGTTCGAGCGCCTTGCCGGCGACCCCCATCAGCTCCCACCAGCCCACCAGGGCGAGCGAGCGGGGCTTGGTGACCTTCACCACCTCGACCTGAGTGCCGAGGGGCAGTTGCGACAGCGCCTCAAGGTCGGCAGGCAGGGCTGGGTGAAGCCCGCCGCGGCCGACGGTGAGGACGATGGTCAGGTCGTCCTTCCGCCGGGCCATGGGTCAGCCGCTGCTGTCGATGTCGTGCGACACGCCGCACTTCGTGCAGGTGTAGCGGTTCAGGCAGTTGCCGATATTCTTGGATCGGAAGTCGTGCTTGCACGCCGACCATTCGTAATATCGAACATCTGACGGCTTGGGGTAGTCATTGCGAATGACTGCGACAGCAAACCCGCCATTCTGCCGATTGTATGCGTCCGCAAAATAGACCAGCAGGTGGCCCAATCGGTCGTCGATGTATTTTTCTTGGCCGCACCAGAGCTCGCCCTTGAAGCTCATGGTGGTGCGGTAGTCCCAGAAGGCATCCTCGGTGCTCTCGACCATGTTAGGAAGGGGCCACGGCACCTTCTGGAAGGTGTCTTCCAGACCCAAGGCCGAGAGCATGTCCTTCTCGACCTTCTTCCGCGTGTCAGCTTGCGAATATTCACAGCGAAACAGCATGGTCAGGCCTCCTCGGGCAGGTTCTTGCGGATCGCCTGGTACTCCTTGGTCCAGGCGGCCAGCACCTCGGCGGAGGCGCCGCACTCGTCCCGGTCGCGCTGGCTGCGGGACCAGATGACGAAGGCCCGTTCCTTGGTCGGCGCCGTTGAGAGCGCGGAGAAGATCCGCTCCCCGCAGGCGCGCACCGCTTCCGATGCGTCGGCCGTGATGGCGCTCAGCCCAGGCGCCACCGGGGCCGAGGCTCCCTCGGGGTTGGCGGGCGCCGGCGCGGCACCGCTCGGCCCGGTGTCCGCCGTGGCGCGGTTCAGCGCCTCCTCGACCACCTTCGTCAGCGCCTTACGATCGGCCATCGACACCCGGTTCTCCCGGTGCATGATCGACCGGTAGCCCTTCCCGGCGGTCCAGACCTTGTGCAGGCCGTCTGCCTGGTCCGGGGTGTGGGTCGCGTCTGCCAGCCGGCGGATGCGCGCCGCGTAGGCCGCCCAGTCCTCGACGGCGGGCTCCTGGGGCGTTTCCGCCGCCGCGTGCGTCCTGGCTGTCTCCGGCGCCTCGGCGGGCTCCACGGGCTTGCCAAACGGCACGGTTGCGGGGTTCTGCAGGCGCGCCTCGGCCTCCTCGCATAGGTGCTGGAACGTCTCGCGCTCGGATCGGGTCAGATGCTCCTCATCGTCAGCGTAGAGGGCCCTGATGTCGGCCACGTCACCGATGCTGCGGGCGTTGTCGAGGTGGGTCTTGGCCTCCGCCAGGATCTCGGCGCCGGGCCGCGGCTCGCCCTCCTCGAAATTGGAGGCCGCCGCTGCTGGGTCAGCGACGACGGCCTGGGCCTGCCCACGCGGGACATGAGAGGCAGGCTGTTCGGGAGCCGGCGCGACGGGCGCGGCCGGCTTGTGTTCGATCACCGCGGCCTTGGCGCGGCGCATGTCGATGTCCTCGACCGGCGGCGGCAGCGGGGGCGCCGGATCCATCGGGGTGTCGGCATCGGTGCCGATCATCTCCTCGGCGATGTAGAGGCCCTTCAGAGCGTCCGCGAAGCCGTCGCGCAGCCCGAAGCCACGGGCTCGCATCTTGATCATCCGCTTCGGGTTCGTGATCCACGGCGTGTCCTTGCCGTTGTAGCCCCGCTTCCCCCAGAGCTTCGCCACCACCGCGTCGCGTACCGAGAACTCGGTGACGATCTCCGGCTGGCCGACGCGCTTCACGCGGCAGACGGCCTTGAAGTCGAGCATCGCGCCTTCGGGGCGGGTCGCCGTCCAGTCACAGGCGCTCTCGTCGCCCTCGTAGGTCTCCCGGATGTATTCGAGCGCGCCGGAGCCGCGAACGATGCCGAGGGCCAAGTCGCCCCAGATGCAGGGCCGACCGCCGATCACCGCGATCCCCTGGACCGCCTGCATCGGCTTCACGCCGATCTCGAGCCCGGTCAGAATCGCCACCGACACCTTCTCGGGCGTGTCCATCCCGTGCGGGCAAAGACCCGACCGGGCGAGCACCTGGGAGAACCTGAAAACGTCGTCGAAAGTCTGGGGGACGATCGCCATGACGGCGCCAGTCCCGAGGCTTGCGACAGCCGGGTGCGCGCCCTGAACGGCGACGGCGGTGTTCGAGCTCATGCTGTCCTCGATGCTGACGGATTACGGGGTCGGCGCTGCGCCTCGACACGGGCGCGTCGGCGGCGCTTGAGTTCGGTCTCGCGCTCGGCGACCTCGGGCGGCCACTCGCCGCTGTTCCACCAGGCGGCGTATTCCACGGCGCTGACGGGGTTCTCGGCGCAGTAGGCGAAGGTGCGCTCGCACCAGTCCTCGGCCTGGGCCGCGGTGGTCAGGGTGAATCGGATGCCGCGGGCGATGACGACCTGGAAGCCAGAGCCGTCCTCGAGCGGGTCGACGGCGACACCGACCACCTCGCCGTCGCGCTTCCGCCAGTGATACCGGCCGGGCAGCGGCACATCCCGCTCGGGGCAGGAGGGCGGCACCTCACCGGCGGCGAGCGCCCGGAGGCAGGAGGCCCACCAGTCGTAGCTGGGGACCTTCATGGCGCACCAGCCACGCCGCAGAAGCCGAGGGTTGCCGCAGGATTTCGGCGGTAGCCTGGGGTGCGCTCGACAAACGCCTTGGCGGCGGACAGCCCATCGCCCGTCTCTTCCCGACGGCGCTTGATCGCCTCGATGACGCTTTCGCCCTCGCCCGTGTCCTGCCAGCGCCACGCCGCGCAGTTCGATCCGAGGCAGCAGGCCATCCGCGGGACCTTCACGGCATCGACCTGCTGGCCGCGCTCGCGACCCGCGTCCAGACGGTTGAAGGTCGGCCCCTCGTCGGGCGCCGCAACGCGCGCCCACGGGCACCACAGGCCGGAGGCCGCCTTCTCGCTGATGAGGTTGAGGCCGGTCATCGCCGGTCCTCCGCGCCGCCGCGGTAGCGCAGCGCCAGCGTCGCCTCGGCCTGGCGCTCGGAGCAGACAGCCCAGGCCATGAGGCCGATCGAGCCGACCCAGTAGGCGAGGATCGCCACCACGATCAGGATCACCTCGCCAGAGGGCCAGGAGGGCGTCAGGGCGTCGAGGAATTCACGGGGCATCATGGTTGGCCTCCGCAAGCGCAATCGCCTCGTCGTAAAGGCGAAGAATCGCCTCATGCGGGGGCAACCCGTCGAGAGTTACCCCGCCGTCGTTCAGCCGCGGGATGATGATGTTGTGTTTGGCTGCAGCTCGGCAGAGGCCGTGAAAAGCTGATTCGCCGACGGCCTTGCCATCGACTTTCATGGCCGCCCCTGTCCCGCACCAGCACACAGCGGCAGGAGAATTTGGGCTGCATGGACGACCATGCGCATCTCGCGCGAGTTCGCCTTGGGTCCATCCCCTGAAAGGGGTGATGAGATCGCGCGCTTCGCGCAGCAGATCGGCGGTGGTCTTGAGGCCCATCACAGCACCGCCACGAAACGGAGGATGGCGACGCCGGCGCTGCCGACGATGATCACGGCGGCGAGGCACGCCAGGGCGTCGAGCGGACGCATGTCGCGCCGCGGAAAATCGGCGAAGCGGCTGCCGCAGGCCGGGATGACCAGGAGGCCGTCGCGCAGCTTCGCGATGCGGCTGGCCTCGGCGTCGATGTGATGGAGCTCGAGGGCGGCCATCAGTGCGCCTCCCCACAGTCCATCTCGCCGGCCCGCCGCAGCAGCCACATGGCGAAACGATCGATGTCGGCCTTGGTGATGCCGAGCATCGTCAGGCGCCGCTCAGCCTCGGGCGTGTCGAAGCCGCCGTCGGCGAGCTGCACGAACAGCCGCTGCGAGATCAGCCGGCACAACGCGGCAGTCTGCCGGGCGCCGAAAGCCTCGATGCAATTCGGGATGAGCCGTAGCAGCGGCAGGAACGCACGCGAAGCCGGCGGATAGACGGGCACGGAGTGCGCCGCGGAAATGCTGATCATGGGGGTAACCGTGCCCTGGGAAAGCGTCGGTCCCTTTACAAAGCACGGCTTGGAGGTCCCGTCAAGCGCCTCCAATTTTCAAAGTTCGATAACCCGTAAGATCGGGGTGGGCATGCGAAAGGCGAAGGTCGCCAGAATGCGCAGGGGCGAAAACGAGAAAGCCCCCGGCGACGGATCGCGCGGGGGCCTCAACCGGCTGGACGCAGCATGGCGGGACTCTTCGGTTGGCGCTTGATTAATGCCTGAAATCGCTATGGGTTGCAATCGCTTAGAGCTTGGTGTTCAAAAAAATTGAAATGGAATGCAAATGGTTTCAATCCAAACCAAACCTCCCCGGCGCGCGTGCGCGTACGCGAGGTATAACTACACGCGCCCAGGCGGTGTATGACTCCACGCGCCCGCGGGGTATAGAACTAACCTATATTACTACACGGGCGACATGGGGCAGGGGTTTCCGAAAGAGGCTCCCCGCCGCCGCTGACAACCTCGACCTCGCCGGACCCCGATCAATCCGAAAAAAGAAAACGATCCGAGATGCCCGGTTTCAGAACAGGGCTCTCACGACCGATTCAAGGTAGAGCTATCCCCGGGGGAGCAGTGGGTCGGACAGGTCGCAAGGGACTGCCGGCTTGATGAGGTTCCGAGCAAGGCACCGATCTCAAGGGCTCCCCACATCTCGGCAACGAAAAAGCCGGCCCCAGAAGGAAGCTGGCTCACAGAAAATATAACATATATTAAACCCCAAGCAATTCGTTCCACGGCACGACTCGGTGCATTTCCTTGATTGTATCCCTATCGAATTCGATCTCAAGAACTGGATTCCACTGCTTTACAACAATTTTAGTAGGCGTGCGACGAACCAGTTCTTTAATGTAACCTTTCCCGGATTTATGCTCGCCATGATCTCCGCTAAAACTATCCGGATACAGTTCAATAACGACATTATCGCCGATAGCCGGCGGCTTGTCGGGGTTCACGTAGATGATGGAGCCTTCTTTGAAGGCGGGAAGCATACTATCGCCAACGACATAAGTCGCGTAAGCGCGCTTTGCGTTTGCAATACCAACGGGGCGACGCACATAATCCACTGTTTCACCGCTGAATTGGAAGTCGCTATCCTCTCCACCAACAGTAACACCTAGAACTGGCACGTCTAGGGGCCAATTCACTCGTGCGGCGAGCGCATCCGAAGGTGCACCAGGTGCGGGCATGGCATTCGGCACCGCGAAACGGCCCGGCAGAACTGTTGCACCATTGGGCGTCACGCCATCTCGGCTCTCGTTCTGCACGGCGGAATTTGTGCTGGCCTTGACGATCACGGATGGATCAACCCCGTAAAGCTCGCACACCCGGCGAAGTCTTTCCGCTCTCGGTTTCGTGCGGTTCATTTCCCATTGGTTAATAGCTTGGTTCGTTACCCCGAGGGCATCTGCTGCCGCTTGGAGCGTATAACCAGCTCTGATCCTCGCCTCGGCGAGGGTTTCTCCAAGCGTTTTGACCATAGGCCTATTTCGCTGCACGGACGTGTGCCGTCCACCAAGGGGCGCCTCAAAGCCACTTGATTTTTTTGCCAAGTCGTGCTTTGAAGAAAAAATGACGCCTTCCGAAGCTCTCAGCTCAGCCTGTGCCGCCCTTGGAAGCCGCAGCGCGTTGGCACGCGCCATCGGCATCAAACCGCCGGCAGTTGACCAGTGGGTCGCCAAGGGGCGGTGCCCGGTCGATCGCGTCTTGCAGGTGGAGGGCCTCACCGGCGTCTCCCGCTACGATCTCCGGCCCGACATCTACGGGCCGGCCCCCTCGCTTGATCGGCATCCCAGTGCCGTATCGCAGGCCGGAGCCTGAATTCCGTGGCCCTTGCTCTTTCTTCGATTTCCCAGGTTCCAGCCGAGGCGCCATTCCCAGTGACGCCCCGGCCGGATGCTCAGAAGCCGTCCCGCAATTCCCAGTCACGGTCGTCTTCTGAGCGGTCTCGTTCTACCACACGCCGCTCGCCCTCGTCCCTCTCCTCTGCTTCGGTGGAGGCTCCGGCCCGGTCCCAGCGGCCCGTTGCTCCGATGTCCCAAACATCGGAGATTACGTTGCGACAGTCATCCCAGAAATACGGACAGCTGTCCGAAATCGATCGGACAACGCTCGCCGAGCGGGTCGGTCGCTTCTTCCGGGCCATGTACCCGTCGCGGACGGCGGACTGCGTTGCCGCCGACACGAGCCTCAAGGCCGAGACCATCCAGAAGATCATCGATCGCGCCTCGGTGCCGAATGGGCTGACGATGATCGTCCTCGCCGCCGCCTACGGCCCTGAATTCCTGGTCGCCTGCATGGGCGACAAGGTGCCGGCGTGGCTCTCGACAGCCCACCGTGAGGCCGAGGCCGCCCGCATCGACCGCGAGATCGAAGATCTCAAGGCCCGCCGCGCCTCGCTGCGAGCCTGATCGTCCGCGGCCCCCGCCGCACCCTCACCCCACGAGGACCACCATGTCGCGTACCGCCGGCATTCGTCAGCTCATCGCCGCCGCCCTGATCGCCTTCTCGCTCCACCGCGCCGACGTGTGGCGCGACCGGGCCGACCGCCTCGATCGCTGGAGCAAGGGCGAGGGCAAGTAACATGAGCAGCCGCGGGCGAGCCTATTACAATGAAAACGATGCGTTCGCGGCGCAGTGGATCCGCAACCTCATCTCAGCTGGACTTGTTTCAGCCGGAGACGTGGATGAGCGTGACATCCGCGATGTCCATGCCGCCGACCTCGACGGCTACAGTCGCTGTCATTTCTTTTCCGGCATCGCCGTGTGGGATCACGCCCTCGGGCTCGCCGGCTGGCCTGACGACGGACGCACCGTCTGGACCGGCTCGTGCCCCTGCCAGCCTTTCTCCGCCGCCGGACGCCGCCGCGGGGTCGACGACGAGCGCCACCTGTGGCCCGTCTGGTTCGACCTCATCCGCCAGTGCAAGCCTGCAATCGTCCTTGGAGAGCAGGTTGAGGCAGCGGTTCGGCTCGGCTGGCTCGACGCTGTTTTCTCAGACCTGGAAGGCGAAGGCTACGCCTGCGGGGCGGTCGTACTCGGCGCACACAGCGTCGGCGCACCGCACATCCGGCAGCGGCTCTGGTTCGTGGCCGACGCCGCAGGCGAACGATGGGACGGGAGCCAATTCGCCGGAGCGCCAGGAGCGGCGTCGGCGGGAGGCGCCGAAGCGGCAGAACGGTGGACCGCCCGGGTTCGCCAATCTCCGGGATGCGTCGCAACTCGCGAGCTGGGCGACACCAGCGAGCCGAGAGGCCGGTGGGACGCCGGAGCAGTTCCTTGCTCGCAAGGAACGAGCGCGGGCGAATGGGGCGGAACTCGGCATCAGCCTGACGAGCCTGTCTCTGCAAGTGCAATTGGCGTCGCCCAGGGCGACGCCATCAGCCCGCGATTGGAAGGGGGCGACGCACGAGCGCTGGGGGACAAACGCGCGTCCGCTCAACGAGCAGGTGCGATCAGTTCCTGGTCCGAGCTCGAATGGCTCCCCTGCCGAGACGGCAAAGCCCGGCCAACTCAACCCGGCCTTCAGCCGCTGGCTCATGGGGCTGCCTCCCGAGTGGGACGACTTCGCGCCTACGGAAACGCGATCGTCGCGCCGGTCGCCGCGGAATTCATCCGCGCCGTCCTCGACTGCCAACCCGAAAAACTGAACGCGTGAGGAGTTGCGTATGCCCACGAATTCGAACCCGGACGTGACCGAGCAGATCCGCCTTGGCGTGGCGAACAGCTGCCTGAAAATGCCCAAGGACCCGGGCGAGCGCCGCGACCTGATCCAGGGCCTTTTCGAGAAGGCCGAGCGGGTCAAGGAGAGCGTCGCCGAGGTCAAGGAGGAGATCGGGGTCGCCGGCCACGAGAAGCGGCTGCATGCCGTGTACGGGGTCGCCAAGGCCACCCAGCGCGCCCTCAAGATCCTGCACCCGATGAAGCCCGGCGACCGGGCCGTGGTGCTGACGCAGATCGGCATCCTCGCGAAGGATCTGGGCTGGGCCGACAAGGACCTCGTGACCCTCGCCGAGGAGGCGGAGGCGACCGCCGGCCAGGCGCAGGACGACCAGGGATCGATTTTCGACAAGACCTCGACCGGCAAGGCCATGGGCGGCGAGCCGCACCACATGGAGCCGGCGGTCACGGCGCCCGAGCCCGCCCCGACGCCCGGCATTGATCTCGCCGAGGCGCAGCGGATCTACGAGGAGAACCTCGCCGCCTACAAGGCGAAGGGGGGCAAGGGCCGGAAGCCGAAGGCGCTGGTCGAGGCGGAGGCCGCTGTCACCGCGGCCGCGCAGCGCGAGGCGCAGCAGCACCACGACGCGCAGCACGATGATGCCGCCCACGACGACCCCGACGATTTCGAGGACGACATCCCCGAGCCCACCTCCCGCAGCCCGCTCGCCGGCGCGACCGGCCAGGGCTCCTACACGATCGGGTGACGCGCCATGACCTCCGCCTCTGTCGCCAACTTCGTCCGCCGGAATCCCTCTGCCCGCGCAGCGACGGAGCTGCTCGACGAGGCGGGCGTCCCCTGGACCCTCGCGTTCGGTGGCAAGCACCCGAAGCTGCACTTCACCTTCGGCGGTCGAAATCACGTCCACCCGGTCGCCTTCTCCCCGAGCGACCCTTCCGCCTTCAAGGCCGCGGCCCGCGATGTCCGCCGCGTCCTCGCCAGCCAGCCCGAAGCCGCCGAGCCGCCGCAGGAGCCCGCCATGGCCGACACCCGCCAGCCCGTCACCGTCCAGGAGATCGACTTCCACGGCAGCAAGCTCGGCACCTTTGAGGCCGACGACCAGAAGTGGGTCGTGATGCGCCCGGTGGTCGAGGCCATGGGCATCGCCTGGACGGGGCAGCACGCGAAGCTCACCGCCGAGGCCGACTGGTGGGGGGTGTCCGGCTTTCTTCACACCACGAACGGCGGTCTGCAGGAGATGACCTGCATTCCGCTCCGCTCCTATCCGATGTGGTTGGCATCGATCAGCCCGCGGAAGATCAAGAAGCCGGACGTCCGCGCGAAGGTCGAGCTCTACCAGGGCGCCTCGGTCGAGGCCCTCTATCAGTTCTGGACCCGCGGCGAGGCCACGATCGAGAGCGTCGCCGAGGCGCTCGGTGACCAGCAGCAGGAGCGTCAGCACGCCCCGGGCGACGACGACCTCTCCGCCATGCTCGGCCTGATGCAGGAGCAGTTCGACCGCCTGGCCGCCGCGGTGGCGGAGCGGCAGTTTCTCACCGAGGAGGACATGCGCCGCCTCCTCCGCCAGCACTGCGAATGGGAGCAGCGCCAGCACGGGCGGCTCCGTGACGAGGTTCACGCCGGTGCCGGCCGGGTGATCAAGACCCTGCGCAACGAGCCGACCTCGGCCAGCCTGGGCGACGACGTGGACCTCGACGCCGGCTATCGCGCCTGCGGGATCGAAGGGCCCATCCCGGCCCGCCGCAAGCTCTCCGCCCGCGTCACCAACATGGTCGACGCCTACTGCCGCAAGCACCGCATCCCGGTCGGCCAGATCGTCGTCCGCGGCGTCGAAGTGAAGGTGTGGCCGCGCGAATCCTTCGTGAAGTGGTTCGTCGCGGAGGGCAGCGCCTTCATCGCCGAGCACATCCGGCGCGCCACGGCCGGCGGCCACCAGGCGCGCCCGGGAGAACCGAACGTCGTCGACCTGTTCAGCCCCCAACCCGGCGCCCGGTGACGCCATGCTGATCCTCGCCTTAGACGCCGCGACCCGAACGGGGTTCTGCTGCGGTCGCGCCGGCGAGAAGCCCCGGGCGAGCTTCGTCCGTCTCCGCCGGCCGGGCGAGGACATCGAGGCCGCCTACAAGAACACCTGCTGCTTCCTCCGCGACCTGTTCGTGGTGGAGCGGCCCGACCTGATCATCATCGAGGCGCCCCTCGCCCCGGTGGCACAGCGGTCCCACGAGGCCGCGATCCTGGGTCTCAGCGTCTACGCCTGCGTGGTGGGGATGGCTGGGGTCTACGGCATCCGGGTCGAGAAAGCGCACGCACAGACCGTCTCTAAGTTTTTCACCGGAAAGGCCCGGTGGGGAAAAGATGAAGGCGGTCGTGACGCCAAGAAGAAGGCAACCATCGAGCGCGCCCAGGCGCTCGGTCTACTGCCCCCGCACAGCACCGACGCCGACATGGCGGACGCTATCGCCCTCTGGTGCTTCGCCAGTGAGTGCTACGCCCGCAAGGCGGTCGGCAACTTCAACCTGTTTCAGGCCGCCTAAGGCCGCAACCGCTCTATCCCAGGAGAGCACCATGACGAACGACAAGATCAACGACGATCTGCCGAGCATCACCGGCATCGGCCGCAGCGACTTCATCGCCCACCACATCTCATCCCTCGCCCGGGCCTACATCTGGCAGCAAGGCATGGCGATCTCCGACATCCCGGATCTGTTCGCGACGCTCAAGACCGAGATCGAGAAGCTCTTCGCCCCGGCCGCCACCGAGCCCGAGAAGCTGACCCCGCCCGTCCCGATCAAGAAGACGATCACCCCGGACCACATCATCAGCCTCGAGGACGGCAAGCCCTACAAGTCCCTCAAGCGCCACCTCTCCACCCGCGGCCTCACCCCCGAGGACTACCGCCGCAAGTGGGGCCTGCCGCACGACTACCCGATGGTCGCGGCCAACTACGCCGCGCAGCGGAGCGAGCTCGCGAAGTCGATCGGCCTCGGCCAGATTCGCCGCCAGCAGACCGCCGCGCGCAAGGCACAGGTCGCGTGATGGGCGCTCTCCTCGACCACGCCCGGACTGAACTCGCTCGTCTTCGTACGAAGGGCGACGAGCCTGACACGATGCAAGATGCCATCGACGCATGCGTCATCGGCATCGTCGAAACCTTTGCCGAGCAGGGGCACAGCGGCAGTAGCGCCGCTTACGTCATCGGCATTCTCGACAAGGTTCTGCGCTTCGAGCCGGTGACACCTCTGACCGGCGAGGATGATGAGTGGGTCGTTCACGCCTACGACGACGAATGCTACGCGCAGAACAAGCGCTGCGGCCGCGTCTTCAAGCGGCGGAACGGACAGGCCTACGACATCGAGGCGGTGGTCTTCCGCGACCCTGACGGCTTTTGCTGGACTGGAGCGGACAGCCGGCGGGACGTGACGTTCCCGTACACGCCAGCCACCGAGATCGTCGATCGGCCGGCCTCCTGACATCGCCCCGCCTGTCCCAGCAGGCGGTACCACCCGCGCCCGGCCGGGACCAAGCCGGGCACCCCCCCCCTCCCACAGAACGAGGCCAGCGGTGTCCCAGCACCCGAACGCTTCCCCGTCCCCGCTCGCGGGCGAGATCGCAGCCGTGATCGGCGAGTTCGTCACCGCGCAGGCGAACGCCATGCACGCCGTCGCCCGCCTGGCGATGCTGACCCGCGATCTCGTCGAGGGCACCGCGCCCCAGACGAGCGCGCCGGAAGTCCGCCAGGAGATCGCCGACCTCGCCCAGCGTCTGTCGCCGGTGGTCGCCGCCGAGCCGCGCACCAACCGCACCGGGCTCCGGGAGATCATCCTCGACCTCTACGCGACCACGAACTTGACCGGGTATGCCATCGCACGCCGGGTCGGCGTTGCCCTGGACACGCCCAGCAAGCTCGTTCGCAAGGCCCGCGCCGCCGGCGACCGCCGCGCCGCGCAGGGCGACCTTCTCCGCCGCGACCAACCGGCGGACCAAGCTGCCCCCCTCCATGCGACCCCCAGCACCCCACACGACGGGCTGCCCGAGAATGGCGGGAACGCCTCACCTGCACGGCCGGAGGAGACGGGGGCATTGGGCAAAGCCCCGGCCCAAGGTGAGGAAGTCGTGCCGACGTCGAGGGCGGGGGAGGAGTTAACGACTTCCGACGATCCCGCCCCGGCGCCGGAGCCCAACATCGTCGCCGTCGACCTTGGCAAGGTCATGGGCGTCGTGAGCGACGTTTCCGGCCTCACGGCGATGTTGAAGCCGACCGAGGCCGGCCACAGCGTGATCGACGCGCTCCGCTCCGCCAACGAGCGCATCCTCCGCCCGGCCTCCGAGATGGAGCTCGCTGACGAACTCGAGGACGAGCCCGCGCCGCGGCGCGCCGTGCCCCAGGAGCCCGTCACGGAGGTCGGCTTGCCGATCCTCCACATCGACACGAAGGGCCAGAAGGTCATCGGCCCCCTCGGCACCTGGGGCGGGTGCTCGCCGATCGTCCTCACGGTCATGGCGCGCCTCGCCGACGGCAACCTCTACGGCCAGCCCGTCCTGCAGAAGCTCGCCGGTTTCGCCCGGCCCGAGACCTTCGACACGGTGCTGAAGCGCTGGCGCGACGAGCTCCGCGAGATCGGCGTCGAGATGTTCGTCGGCCCGGCCGGCATCCGCCTGCAGCGGCAGGAGATCGTCTGATGGCCCGCCGCGAGTGGAAAGGGAACGAGGAAGCCTTCCTGAAGGCGCACTATGCCGAGCACGGCATGCGCTACTGCGCGCAGCACCTGGGCCGGTCGATGAACTCGGTGGCCTGCCGCGCCCTGCAGCTTGGCCTCAAGCGGCCGGGTCGGAGCGCCCAGGACCCCTACACCTCCACCCCGGCGATCGATGACGCGATCCGTCGCGCGTATCAGAACCCGGTCCGTGGCTCAGTGCAGCGGCTCGCCGACATGATCGGGCGACCGAGGAAGTGGGTTGCTGAGCGGGCGGCGGCCATCGGCGCCCGCCCGCCCGGACGGTTGGCGCGCAAGTGGAGCGACGCGGAGCTCGCCATCCTGCAGGAGCAGGCGGGCCGCTCGATCAGCCATGTCAGGCTCACGCTGCGCAAGGCTGGCTTCCACCGGACAGCCTCGTCCATCATCCACATGCGCAACGCCCGGCGGCTGGACCGGACCGATTCGCCGTACCTGCGGGTCTCCGACATCGCCGAGCTTTTCGGTGTCAGCTACTCGGCCGCTCAGTCCTGGGTCGAGAAGGGTTGGCTGCACGCCGAGCAGGAGGAAGTCAGCGACCGCACGACCCGCTGGGTCGTCCACGAGGACGCGGTTGTGCGCTTCGTCGGCGAGCACACGGCGGCTGTCAGCCTGCCCCGGCTCGAGCCGAACAAGGCCTGGTTCATCGACCTGCTGCTGCGCCGGGGCGCCATCGCCTACGCCGCGGCGGAGAACGAGACGCTGACCCAGAAGGTCGCCGCCCTCGCCAAGAGGGGCGATCTTGGGCGCATCCAGATCGCCGGCATGCTCGACATCGACGCCCAGCGCGTCAGCGTCGAGATCTGGCGCGCCCGGAAGGCCGGCCTGCTCCCCGCCAAGAGCGAGCAGGGAGCGGCCGCATGACCCGCGTCCTCATCTGCGGCGGCCGGGATTTTACGCTCATCTCCCGCGGGCACGCCTTCCTTGACGCGCACCACGCCCGCACGCCTTTCAGCCTCGTGCTGATTGGCCTCGACCCGCGCAAGCAGACCGGCGCCGACGAGATGGCCGACCGGTGGGCGGAGATGCGGGGGATCGACCGCATCCTCTTCCCGCCGAACTGGATCGGTCGCGGCAAGCCGGGCGGCCCCCACCGCAACGGCCTGATGATTACCGCCCTGCGGGATGACCTGCAGCCGGAGAAGGTCATCGCCTTCCCGACTGGCGGGCCCGGCACCGCCGACATGCTGCGCCGCGCCCGCGCCGCGGGAATCACCGACATCGTGGAGGCGTGCGCATGATCCCCTCCGGCCATACCTCCGTCATGGCGAGCCGGCGCGAGCCGCCGAACTCGCTCGAGTTCTTCCCCACGCCGCCCTGGGCCACACGGGCGCTGTGCGAGCACGTACTGCCCCACCTCGGGCTCGCGCAGGCCATGGAGTTCTGCGCCTGCTGGGACCCAGCCTGCGGCGAGGGCCACATGGTCGAGGTGCTGTTCGAGTATTTCAACGGCGGCTGGGGCTCGGACATCTTCGACTACGGCCGCGGCTACCGGGTCGAGGACTTCCTGGACGAGGGGACCGTCATCGGCTCGCCCGCCGACGGCATGGCGCCCGAGTTCATCATCACCAATCCGCCATTCCGGCCGGCCGCGGCGTTCGCGCTCCGGGCGATGACCCTGGCACCCGTCGTGGCGCTTCTGCTGCGCACCGCCTGGATTGAGGGTGTCGATCGGTTCGAGACCCTTTTCCGTGACCGCCCGCCAACCCTCTTTGCCCCGTTCGTTGAGAGGGTGCCGATGACGAAGGGCCGATGGGACCCGAAGGCGAGCACCGCCACGAGCTACGCCTGGTTCGTGTGGGTGCGCGGGCGCGATCCGCTGCCGGTGTTCTGGATCCCGCCGGGCTGCCGCCAAGCACTCACCGCGCCCGACGACATCGCCCGCTTCGCCGCCGTGCCCGCGCCGGGAGGGCTCCTGTGATGGCCGCCCTCCTCACCTCCTACGAGCGTGAAGTCCTGCGTCTCGTCGCGAAGCACTGGGACGCCGGCAGAGATACCGTCGACATCGCGAAGGCGATGTGGGGCACGCAAGACGCTGAGCCTGAGGCGGCCCGCCTTGTCGAGGACCTCCTTGCGCGCCGGCGCTCCGCCCGGAGGGGTCGCTGATGGCCCGCATCGAATTCGAGACCGTCGGAGACTGGGCGAACAAGCAGGCCGAGACCCAGGCCGCGCCCGCCCGCCAGCACGAAGACCACCCCTGCGAGATCTGCGGCCGCCCGGGCTGCTTCGGCTTCGGCCCGCCTGGATTCGCCAACATCCACAAGCCGCGGACGTGGTTCTGCGGACGCCACAAGCACCTGGGCGAGGAGTTGCTCGCATGACCGAGCACGTCCGCAACATCCCCGTCAGCATCGAGAGCGAGCAGGCCGTGATCGGGGCCGCGCTCGAGGTCAACGGCTCGTTCCAGAAGATCGCCCGCCTCATCACCACCGGTGACTTCTACGATCCCGTCCACCGCCAGATCTGGGACGTGGTGTCGGCCCTCATCGAGAAGGGCGAGATCGCCAATATCACCACCACGGCGGCCTACCTCGGCGACGAGGAAATCCGCGGCCTGGATGGCGTCACGCCGCGCCAGTACCTCGCGAAGATGATCGCCGAGGCGCCCCGCGGCGACGTGGTGCTCGCCCACGCCCGGCTGGTGCATTCCATGGCGGCCCGCCGCGCCATGATCTCGCTCGCCGACGAGCTCCAGCGGCTCGCCTATGACCTGCCCGTCACCACCACCGTGGAGCAGGTCTTCGCCTCCATGGAAAAGCGGATGGAGCAGATCCGCCCCATGGTGGCGATCGACGACGAAGGGTTCGTCCCCTTCGGCGACGTCTCGATCCAGGACGTGCTCGACGCCTACAAGAACGGCGACGTCACCACCGGCCTGTCAACCGGCATCGAACCGCTCGACGAGAAGCTCGGGGGGCTGCAGGACACCGACCTGATCATCCTGGCCGGCAGACCTGGCAGCGGGAAGACGGCCCTGTCGACCAACATCGCCGTGAACGTGGCCAAGCAGCTGCACGCGCACTGGCCGGAGGGCAAGCGCAACGGCGTCGTCGGCTTCTTCAGCCTCGAGATGGGCGGCGGCCAGCTGAAAAACCGGATCCTCTCCAGCGAGGCCGGCATCCCGTTCTGGAAAATCCGCCGCAACAAGATGGATCGAGACGAGGCCACCCGATACGTCGAGGCGAACCACGGCCTGATGAAGCTGCCCCTGGTGATCGACCAGACCGGCGGCCTCTCGATCGCCCAGGTGGCCATCCGGGCGCGTCAGCTGAAGCGCCGATCCGGGCTGCGCCTCCTGGTGATCGACTACCTGCAACTCCTCTCCGGCACGAAGCAGCACGACAGCCGCTCGTTCGAGGTTACCGAGATCACCGGCAAACTGAAGGCACTGGCCAAGGAACTCGAAGTCCCGATCATCGCCCTGTCGCAGCTCTCCCGAAAGGTGGAGGAGCGCGACGACAAGCGACCCATGCTCTCCGATCTGCGCGAGAGCGGATCGATCGAGCAGGACGCCGACAGCGTCGTGTTCGTCTACCGCGAAGAGTATTACCTCAAGGACCGCGAGCCAAAGAACAATCAGGGCGCATGGGCTGCGTGGCGTCGCAGTATGGATCTGGTCGAGAACACCGCCGAGCTCATCATCGGCAAGAACCGCCACGGCGGCGCCGGCTGGTGCGAGGTCGGCTTCATCAAGGAGTTCACCCGGTTCGAGAGCGAGCCGCCGCCGCGGCCGATTCAGCCGGAGGACGCCCAGCGGGCCGAACGCGAGTTCGTCCCCACGAAGGTCGGCAAGCAGGTCCAGGACATCCTCAAGGGCCTCATGCTCCTCAAGAGCGAGCCGCCCACGGACGAGCACCGAGAGCAGGACAAGCGCCTGTCGGTCGGCGCCCGGGTGATCCCGCTCGACGACTGCCTGATGGCCTTCAAGGATCAGTGCTACCCGCTGCTCTCCGATGCGGCCCTCAAGACCAAGTTCTCGGAGGGCATGAACAATCTGCGAGAGGGCCGTGTGGCCCGCTACTCGAAATGCGGCGACCGGCATTTCTGCTGGATGCCCGGCCTTGCTTCGGAGTGACCAGCGTGAGTGCGTCCCCCGCGCCGGCCTCGGCCGACCACCTCTTCCAGAGCTACCGCCGCGCTATCGAACTGCGCGATCGGCTCGAGCAGCAGGCTGCCGACCTCTACCTCAGTGCCGACGACCTGCGGCTCGCCGGGATGGCCAAACAGGCGAGCCTCACCAGCCGGCTTGCCGCGTGCCTGCAGGGCGAGGCGAAGCTCTCCCAGGCGGTCGCCGACAGTGCGGCCGACGCGGCGGGCCGGGACTTCGCCCGCCGGCTGAAGGCGGAGCGGAAGAAGGATATCGCCCTTGCCCAGGCAGATGCGGCCCGCGCCAAGTCCCTCCGCACCCTGGATGCTGGGCTCACCTTCGACCGCCGCACCGCCGGCGGCAGCCGCGAGATCGTCCTCGGCAACGCCAAGGGCAAGAGCGAGGCTCGGGTGACCCTGGCGTCCTACGGAGCCCTGATCAAGGAGCCCAAGGAGCGGACCGAACCGCGCCTTCGCGCCATGGAGGCTTTCGACGAGCTCTGGCACCGGGCCGAGGCCGGCCTCTACCCGGAGCCGCGCTTCGAGCCCGCCGTCGACACCTCCGCCGGCGCCTCCGGCGTCACAGCCCATCGCATGGACGGCCTGGCCGAGATGCAGCGCCTCACCGCCTACATCGGCCGCCAGGGGCAGGCCCTGCTCTGGATGCGCGTGGTGGACCGGCAGGAGCTTCAGGCCATCGCCCGCGTCGCCGGCCGTGATCCGCGCGAGGTGACCGCCATCGTCTTCGCCGCGCTCGACGGCGTGGCCGCCTTCTACGGCTTCGGCCGGGCCGCCCCTGAGGTCGAGCGCCTCGACGAGGTGCTTGGGTCATGAAGTGGTCGAAGATGGCGTGGCAGCGGCTCGGCGCCAACCGTCGCCACCAAATCCGCAAGCGCCTTTTGAAACGTGACGGCCCGCACTGCTTCTGGTGCGGGATCAGGTTCTGCGAGGAGCGCACCAACCCCGCTTTGCCGGACCAGTGCACGATTGACCACATCGTGCCGACCTCCGCTGGCGGGGCCATTGAAGACAGCAACTCCGTCCTCGCCTGCTGGTCCTGCAACAACGAGCGCGGCGACATGCCGGCCGAGCAGTGGCTGCCGATCGCGATGGCCCGCCGCCGAGATAAGGCCGCGGCCTGACCCCTTTCGCCCGACCCGGGCGGATCACCCGGCGCTCCGGCGCCACCAACCCCAGGAGCACACCATGACCAAGAACGAATACATCAAGCAGCTTGCAGATCTGGCCGGCGTCGATCGCGACAGCGCCACGGCACTCGTGGAGGCCCAGTCCGATCTCGTCGAGAACGCGATGCGCAAGGGAGAGCAGGTCACACTTCCAGGTATCGGCAAGCTCCACATCAAGCGCAACGAGGCCCGCAACGGCCGCAACCCGCGCACCGGTGAGGCCGTGGCGATCCCGGCGCGCAACGTGATCAAGCTGAAGGTCGCCGGCGCCCTCGCCGACGCGGTGGCGTGATCAGCGGCGGCGGGACACCGCCCTGGAAAGTGAAGTCCCGCCGCCTGACCCGCCAAATCCCAGTGGCAGGCCCGCCACGGTCGAACCTCTCCCAGGAGCCCCGACCATGACAACCCAGGCCCATATCACAGAAGCCGATTCCGCGATCACCGTGACCAAGCCCGCCCTGGTTTCAAGCCGCGAAGTCGCCAGGCGAGCGCGGAAAACGCACGGCAGCGTGCTCAAGGACATCCGCCATCTCATGCTGCTGCTGTACGGTATTGATGTGGTCAAGCGCGCCATCGGGCGACGGCAGATGAAGTGCGTGGCGAGCTACATCACGCGCAACAATGTTGATCTCTTCGCGACGATGGCCGGTCTCGGCCTTGGCCGCCCGCCAGCTGGCAAGTACCCCTTCATGGGGATGGAATTCGAGATGGACGCGCGCGGCACCATGAGGGCGTTCACCTTGGATGATAAGCATCTGTCGGACCTCCTTGAGCGCTACCGCGAGTCGGATCGCGCCTTCCGGTACGACGATGCGCCGATCGAAATCGCAGCCGTGGACCAGCCCGCCATCGCTGGCATCCTCCGATCCACCGAAGCGGGCAGCCCGCTCACCATGTCGAGCCGCGAGATCGCCCAGCGAACCGGCAAGGACCACAAGAACGTGCTCGCCGACATTCGTAAGATGTTGGCGGAGCTAGGAAAAGCTGAGGCTGATTTTTCAGCCGCAGCCCTCGTCCCGGGGCCGAATGGCTCTAGCCGCTCGGTCGAGGTGTTTCACCTCCCCAAGCGCGAGTGCCTGATCCTTGTGTCCGGCTACAGCATCCCGCTTCGGGCGGCGATTATCGACCGCTGGCAGGAATTGGAGGCGCAGGCGGCCGGGCCGGCAATTCCGAATTTCGCCGACCCCGTGGCGGCGGCCCGCGCCTGGGCTGACGAAATGGAGAAGAACGCCCAGGCCCGTGCGCGCATCGAAGAGCAGAACCGGGCGCTTGCCGACATGACGCCGAAGGCCGACGGCTACGATCGCATCTCGAAATCGGCTGGCGAATTCACCCTGACCGCGGCGGCGAAGGTGCTCGGCCGGCAGCCCAAGGACCTGATCGCCTACATGAAGAACAACCGCTGGATCTACAGGCGGACGCCCGACGGGCCGTGGCTCGGCTACCAGGACCGCCTGCAATCCGAGTTGCTCGCCGAGAAGATCTTCAAGCGCGAGACCGAGAAAGGCGAAAAGGCCTACCCCAGCGTGGTCGTCACGCCCAAGGGGATCACCCGGCTCGAGCGGGAACTCAGCGCGCACTGATCAGCCCGCGGCGGGGCGCAAATCCCCGCCGCCTCCCGATGCGAGAGCAGCATGCCGATCCGCTTCGAGCGTCGCATCACCCGTGAGATGGTCCGCGCCTCGCCCGAGGCCCTTTTCGTGTTCGGCGATAACCTTGCCCGCGCCGGCTACGGCGGCCAGGCGCGTGAGATGCGAGGCGAGCCCAACGCGGTCGGCATCCCCACGAAGCGCTCGCCCAGCATGGCGCCTGGCGCATTCTTCACCGACGAGGATCTGCGCGCGTTCCTCGTCGCGGCGACGCCTGCGTTCCAGGCCCTCGCCCAGCACCTCGCCCGCGGCCGCGTGGTCGTGATGCCCGCTGAAGGCATCGGCACCGGACTAGCGGACCTCCAGCGGCGCGCCCCGCGGATCTGGGGCAGCCTGCAACGAGCGCTCGCCCGGCTGGAGACCATCGAGCCGACCCGGATCTAAGGGCGCCGCTACCGCCTCTGGCCTTCGCCATTCCCGCCGCAAGCCCGTGGAGACCGTTTCTCCCGCTCCGGCGCATTGTCGCGCCACGGCCTTCGAACGCCCGTCCTGCGCCTCACAGGCTGTCCTATGCCGCGCCCCGGCGCACCCTTGCGCGCGGTCCTTGCTCTCCCCTGCACCGCACCACAGCCCCTGGCGACCAAGGCCAGTCAACTGATCTCGTCTGTATATTTCTAGGTAGAAAAATCGACCAATCTGCCGATCTATGCGGATTTACAGTTGACCGCGCAAATATCACGAAGTATAACACGAATACAGACAAAGGAGAGACCAAGTGACCAACGACCTCGCCGCCGCCCTCAACGAAATTATCGCCCAGGCCGCCGCCGCTTCTCCGGAGCCCACCACCGAGGACGCCTTCGCCGCTCTCCTCGCCGGTACCACCCCCGACACCCGCCCGCTGCACCCCATCCGCGACCCTCTCACCGGGGGCATCTTCGCCTTCGTCAGGGACGGGGAGAGGCCCTGACGGGCCCTTCTCATTTCGTGACAGGCGGATGCGACAAAATTTGCAAAAATGCAATTTCGCAACGGCTTGGCTGCAAGAATTCACCTAAGCTCTTAAGAAACAACACTTTTTCGCTTGCGCCACCGCACGGTCGCAGGTATCACCCTCCCCACAGTTCGAATTGTGCCTTGAGCGGAGCGGCCAACCGGCCCCGCCCTGGCACTCCCCAACAGTCCCGCCCGCCTCACAGCCTGCGCCCTCCCCTGGGCCGCGGGCCGCATCCGTCTGGGAACGGCTTGCGCGCGGCGGGACTGGCCTATCGGAGCCGGCATGTCCGACAACGTGGTCAAGATCCGCCCGACCGTGGAGCGGGTGCGCGCCATCGAGCCCGTGCCCGAGATCATTGCCGGGCTGGAGCGCATTCTGGAAGACGCCCGCGCCGGCCATATCCGCTCCATCGTGGTCGCGACCGAAGCATATGTGCCGGAGGATGGCGCCTGCGGCTGCGGCACGTTCTGGCATCGCGGCGAGGGCGGCAACGTGTTCACTCTTCTCGGCGGCCTCGCCTACGTTCAAAGCAGCCTCGCGGCGAGCGTCGAGTGATCCGCAAATCCCGCCTCGCCACAGCTCGCCCCCTGCTCGCAACCGCCGACGGCCGCACCGTTCGCCCGCTACCGAAAACCGGCGACCCGGAGCTTTCCACCCCCGAGCACCGCGCCTGGGCCCTGGCGGTGAAGCGCCGCGCCGGATGGAAGTGCGAGGAGTGCGGCACGCCCCACGGCCCGGAATGCCGGTTGATCGCCGACCACATCGTGGAGCGGTCGGACGGCGGCGCGCCCCTCGACCTGAACAACGGGCGCGCGCTGTGCCCCCACCATCACGGCATCAAGACGGCCGCCGCTCGAGCCCGGCGCCATGGCCTCGCCTCGGAGATCGCCCCTTGAGCCTATGGCGCGCCCGCACCCACGAAATCCGATCCCGCTACATCGGCCGCGTGATCAACCACCACTGCCTCCCGATCCCGCCCATGCGGTCCGAGATCGAAGCACGGCGCGCCGCCAGGAAGAACCGGCCCGACCCGATTCGACCCGCCGATGTCACCCGGCGCGGTTCAATCCGAGCATGGAGGGCGGAGTGATACCCAAGGATCGCCCGACTGCGAATTGGGGAGGCTACTCGGTCGAGAGCGGCCAATTCCCCATGCCTCTCCGGTTCGCTGCAGTCGCCCTCTGCATCACGTTCGGGGCTTGCATGGCCTTCGCCATCTGGTCCGCTGTCATGGCCGTGAACCTCGCCGCCCGGAACCCCACCACCCAAGTCGACAACCCACGCAACGGCCCGCCCTTCGTCATGCCGTCCGCCCGGTGAGATCGCCCATGCGCTGGACCCACCTCGTCACCCTCATGGATGCCGAAGCCACCAGGCAGGAGCAGGCGAACGACCACCCCGCCGCCATCCTGCTGCGCGAGGGAGCAGAGGCTATCCGGAAAGAGAGCCGATCGCCGGGCGTTGGCATGGCCCCCTTGGATCAGCTGATCCGCCCTAACCCTGATCCCCGCCGGGATGCGGCAGGAGAGAAGGCGCCCAAGGGATGGCGAGGCTCCACCATCGGCAGCGGATCGACCATTCCCGGCACAAGCCAATAGGAAGGCCAGGGAAGCTCGCCCTCCCATCCCAGCCACTGCCCCAGCGCCCCACACCACAACGCCAGCCCACGGCCCGCCTTGAGCCCGCCTGCCCCTGTCATGACGGGGAGGGGTAGGGTCGAAAGTCTGGGAGGATTGGGGGTGTGCGCCGCACAGGGGCCTCGCTGCACAAAACTCCGGCCAGCCCAGGCCATTTCCCGTTTCGCGCCAGGGGCACGGATTTCGGCGCGCCGTGACGAAATCGAGTTGCGTATGAAAGAGACGTTCCGGAAATCGGGGGTGAAAGGCGGTCGGCCGCGCAAAGATGGGCACCGCTACCCGAACGGGCGGCTGGTGCCGGCGTCACGGCTGGCGGCATTTCTGGAGGCGCACGGGCTTGAGGCGCCCGTTGAGCCGGAAAAGCCCGCCGTAATCGCCCCGAACCTGCTGGTCGAGCAGATGGTGGTGGCCGGCGACCCCCACGAGATGATCGCGCGAGCCGTGAATTGCCCGATTTCGGAATTCGGGGGGCGTTTCGCCGACGAAATCGCGAATGGTGCGGCCCGCCGGCGCTGCGAGGCGCTGGATCTGCTCTGGCGGAAGGCTCGAGAGGGGCACCCAGCCTCGATCAAGGAGGTGATCACCCTCACGGGCGCCTCCATGGGTGAGGCGGCGTTCCGGCGCGATGCCGAGGAGGCCGAAGAGACCGAACCGCGGCCGAAGAAGCGCCCGCCCGGTAAACGCGAACTCGCCCACGCGGCTGCGCAGACCGCCGGCGAGGGTACGGAATGGGGCGACGACCTGCTGGGGACGATGCAATGAAGAAGCACCCGAGCGGTCGGCCGCTCCATCGCGTCGAGAGCCGCGACTACAGCATGCGCGTGGATCGCTGGATCGGCCACCGCACGCCGCGCCTGAATCCTCAGCACATCCCGAATGCCACGGACCTCCACGCTGTCGGCTTCGTGGATTGGGGCATCCGGGCAGCGCAGGCGGAATTCATGGGGCCGGCTGGGCGCAAGCGCCAGCCCTGAGGAATACCAGCGGGAGCGCCGCGAGCGCCTGATGCCTGCCTCGGCGGGGTGCAGGGCCGAAGCCCCGCCCGACCACGGAAGCCCTCGGGCAGGTCGGGTGAACAGCGGCAACGAGTTTGCGAGGGTAGCTCAGTAGTAGAGCGGCCGGGTGTCCCCCGGCGACATAGCGGCTCCCGGATTGATCACCGGGTAGGTCGCAAAGCCCGGGCGTGATCGGCCTGGGTGTGCGGTGGTGCGAATCCACCCCCTGGCGTCAGATTTCAGAGGAAAGCGAATGCGCCACATTCGCCGAATGTCGGCCGCCGATGTCCAGGCCGCCGCGGATCGTGCGGCCGCCGATGCTCGCCCGCCTGCCCTGCCTGTCGACGCTGTGCGGCGCGCGGCCGATCGAGCGGATCGTAACTCGCCGCCGCGGCGCGACCTGCCGCGGGCGCCGATCGACGACATCCCGTTCTGAGCGAGAGCGTCATGCCGAACGACTTCCAGGGGCGCGTCGGGCTGCTCTGTATGCTGCTATGCTTGGTCACGTTCGTAGCCGCGGGCGCCATGGGCGAGTGGGGATTGCTGTTCCCGGCCGCGGCGTTCTGGTTCTGCTCGTACGCCTGTCACCAGTGGCGCAAGGAGGAGCGCCAGATCCGCGAGCGCGAGGCGCTGTGGGATCGCCGGCTGCACGAGCGCCTGGGGATTCGCTGACCCCGTGACGCCCATGATGGAATGGGACACCAGCCTGAAGGACTGGGAGCGCCGGATCGTTGCCGGTCAGCCGCTGGTGCCCGATCTGCCGCTGTTCGAGGAGGAGGCCGACAAGGCGGTCCGCATCTTCAAGCGGCTGCGCATCGCTGACATGCCGGGCCGGCCCCGGATCGGCGAGGTCACCGACGAGTGGGTGTTCGCCTTCGTGCGGGCGATCTTCGGGTGCTACGATCCGATCGAGCGGGCCCGGCTGATCCAGACCTTCTTCCTGCTAGTTAGCAAGAAGAACACGAAGAGCACGATCGCGGCCGGCATCATGATGACGGCGCTGATCCTGAACAAGCGCCACTTCGGCGAATTCCTAATCATCGCCCCCACCAAAGAGATCGCCGACAACAGCTTCAAGCCGGCGTTCGGGATGATCGAGGAGGCCTCGGATCCCGAGCTGGCGAAGATCTTTAAGGGCAACCAGATCACACGCACGATCGTGAACCGGCTGACGCACGCCTCCCTGGCGGTGAAGGCGGCCGACGCGGACACCGTGGGCGGCCAGAAGGCCATCGGGGTCCTGGTCGACGAGCTCTGGCTATTCGGCAAGAAGGCGGAGGCCGAGAACATCCTGTCGGAGGCGACCGGCTCGCTGGCGTCACGGCCTGAGGGCTTCGTGATCTACCTGTCGACGCAGAGCGACAGCCCGCCGGCCGGCGTGTTCAAGAAGAAGCTGGAGTACCACCGGAAAGTGCGGGACGGCGAGATCGCCGACCCCACATCGCTCCAGGTGATCTACGAATTCCCGCCCGCGATGATCAAGTCCGGGGCGTGGAAGGAGCCGCAGAACTGGCACATCACCAACCCGAACCTCGGGCGGTCGGTGAGCCAGCGGTGGCTTGAGGCCGAGTTCGCTAAGAAGCAGGCGGAGGGCAAGGACAGCTTCGCCCTTTTCGCCGCCAAGCACCTGAACGTGGAGAGCGGCGGCGGCATCCGGTCGGATAGCTGGCCCGGGGCGAAGTTCTGGAAGCGCCAAGCGGACGCCGGGCTCACCCTTGAGGAAATCCTGGCCCGGTCCGAAGTGGTCGTGGTCGGCCTCGACGGCGGCGGACTGGACGACATTTTCGGCCTGACGGTCCTCGGCCGTGACCGCGAAAATCGCGATTGGCTCGCTTGGTCCCACGGCTGGTGCCACGAGGGACTGCTGGAGGATCGCAAGAGCGTTGCCAGCCAACTGAGGGATTTCGAGGCCGCGGGCGAGCTCACCATCGTCGACGACAGGCTGGAAGACGTCTCGGAGATCGTCGGGGTCGTCTCCCAGGTCCGGGACAGCGGCCTTCTCGGCGGTGTCGGGGTGGACCCGTCCGGCCTCGGCGAAATGGTCGACGCCTTCGCCAGGATCGACGTCACACAGGACAGCGGGCTTCTAATCGGCGTGCCGCAGGGCTTCGGTCTGATGAACGCGCTCAAGACCACCGAGCGCAAGCTCGCGAACGGCACGCTGCACCATTCCGGGTCCGCGCTCGCCGCTTGGTGCGTGGTCAACCTCAAGATCGAGCCGACGGCCACCGCGATCCGCGCGACCAAGGCCGCGACGCTCGACAAGAAGATCGACGTCGCGATGAGCCTGTTCAACGCGGCGTTCCTCATGGCCCGCAACCCGTCGCCGGCGGCACCTGCCGCGGACATCGACGGGTTCCTGTCCTCTCCTATCCTCGCCTGAGAGATCCGCCGCATGGGACTGTTCCGCAAGGCGGTGATGACGCTCGCCTCGAACATGGGCCTGACCGACCCACGGCTGGCGATGGTCGTCGGCGGCGGATCGGAGACCCATTCCGGCGAGCGGGTCACCACCGAGACGGCGCTGCAGCTGGACGCGGTGTGGGCCTGCGCGCGGATCCTGTCGCAGACGATCGCGACCCTGCCGATCTTCGTCTACCAGCGGGAGGGCGAGACCGACACCGCGGCCCCGGATCACCCGCTCTACCGGATCGTCCACGACAAGCCGAACGCCGAGATGACGGCGGTCGATTTCTGGACGGCGATGTACGCCTGCAAGATCCTGTGGGGGAACGCCTACGCGCAGATCGTGCGGGGCTACCGGGACCGGGTGGTGGCGCTCCTGCCGATGCGCCCGGACTGGACGCAGGTGACCCGCCAGGCGGACGGCAGCCTGCTCTACCGCTACACCTGGAACGGGCAGAGCCTGGAGCTCGCCGAGGACGACGTGCTGCACCTGAAGGGCTTCACGCTCGATGGGCAGATCGGGTTGAGCGCGGTGGCGGCGGGCCGGCACTCCCTCGGCAGCGCCATGGCGGCGGAGAAGTCGGCCGGCTCGATCCACCGCAACGGGATGCGCCCCTCGGGCGTGATGATGTCGCCCACCTACCTGACGGCGGCGCAGCGCGTCGAAGCGCAGGCGATGATGCAGAAGTGGCAGGGTGCCATCGCGACTGGCGTGGTGCCGCTGCTTGAGGGTGGGTGGGACTTCAAGAGTCTGTCCATCCCGCCTGAGGACGCGCAACTCCTCGAGACCCGCTCCTACAACGTGGAGACCATCTGCCGGTGGTTCGGGGTGCCGCCGGCGATGATCGGGCACACCGAGAAATCGACTGCCTGGGGCACCGGCCTCGAGCAGATGAACCTCTGGTTCCTGACCTACACACTCCGCCCGCACCTCAAGGAGACGGAGCAGGCGCTGTGGAACAAGTGCCTGACGGCGGCGGAGCAGCGCGACTACTTCGCGAAATACAACGTCGAGGCGCTGCTCCGCACCGACAGCAAGGCCCGGGCCGAGAACTATCGCACGCTGATCTCCACGGGCGTCATGACGCCGAACGAGGCCCGCCAGCTTGAGAACCTCCCCCCGGTGGAAGGAGGGGACGACCTGTTCATGCAGGGGGCCATGATGCCGCTTGGCGCCTTGGTGGCCCAGGCCGAGCAGCTGGTGGCCGCCGGCGCCGCCGGTGCCGCGAACGCCCCAGGCACGCCCGCCGCCGGCCCGGACGAAGCCACGGACGCAGAGGTGGCCGCGGTGACCGACGCGGAGATGAAGGGCCTGTTCTCGGCGGACCTGCTGGCGTGAACATCAAGCTGCGGAAGCCGCGGGCGGGCTCGGCGAGCGCGCGTGTCGGCGCGACGGCTGCGGCGGCGCGCTGGGAGGCCATCAAGCACCCGCGCGGGCCGGGCGGCCGGTTCCGCGAGACGGCGGATGCCGAGAAGCCGGCGACGACCACGACCCGCGCGCCGGCCCAGCGCAAGCCCACGGTGGGCGAGACCGCGCTCAAGACCTCCGGCGTCGGCCGGGATGACGAGATCTCGGTCCTGTCGAGCCGGGTCCGGGCCTACGCGAATTCGAAAACGGTCGGCGATTTCGTCGACAGCCACCCGAAGGGGCGGGCCTACGCGCTGCGCAAACTCGCCGCCGACCACAAGAAGGGGGTGATCGGGTTCAAGGGTAAGGCGGAGGCGCCGGCGGCCGGCCCGGCGAACCCGGCGAGCGAACCCAGGCCCGCCGCGTTCGCGCGGAAGGACGGAGCCTGGAACGGCGCCGCGGCCCGCCGGGACATCAGCGGCGACGAGGTGGTGATCAGTCCGCAGGCGACCCGCGCTGGGCTCATGAAGAGCGAGGCCGAGTTCCGCCAAGCGAGCGAGGCGATGCTGGCTGGCATCCCGAAGCAGGAGCGCCTCCGGGTGGTCTGGGCTGAGGGCGCCAAGGGCTCCCTGATCATGACCGCTGCCAACGACAAGGGCACGGTGCGGATCACCCGCAATTTCTACCCGTCCGAGAATGGGTGGACCGTGCGGCACACGATGTTCGCGCTGCCGAAGAAGTACCAGGGCGGCGGCAACGCCCGCGCCATGCTGCGGTCGAGCGTCGAGCAGTACGACCGGATGGGCGTCGCCAGGATCGAGGCACACGCCAACATCAACGTCGGCGGCTACGCCTGGGCCCGGCTCGGTTTCGCGGCGGACAGCCCGGCCGAGATCCGCCAGGCGATCGGGAAAGCCGTCGGCAAGGCGCCACGGAGCGCCAAGGGACGCGTGGCCAAGGAGATCATGGCGACCTCCTCCGACGACGACCTGATGTTCAATCTCGCCCGCGCCACCGGGCCCGACGGCGAACGTCTCGGCCGCCGCTTGCTAGGGCCCAAGGCCAGCTGGAGCGGGCACCTCGACCTCAAGAACGCCCGTCACCGCGAGCGCCTGAACGAGAGCTTCGCCTGATGGCCCCGAAAGCCGACGAGATCGCCGTGGTCGACGCGGCCGCCGGCACCGCGCCGGCCGGCGCCTACGACATGGCCGACGAACTCCTCCCGGAGAGCGAGTGGTTCAGCCCCGAGGAGCGCGCGGCGCGCGACGCCGAAGCCGACGACTTCGAGATCGACTGGTCGGAAGTCCCCGTGACCAACCGAGACACCGAGGCCCCTGCCAATGCGTCCTGACTTCGCCCTCGCCCCGACCGAGTTCAAGTTCGCGGACGCGGCCGCGGGTTCGTTCTCGGGCTACGCCGCGGTCTTCGGCAACGTGGATTCCCACGGCGACGTGATCGTGCCCGGCGCCTTCAAGGAGAGCCTCGCCGAGCGCAAGGCGCAAGGCCGCAGCGTGCCGCTCCACCTGATGCACGCGGTCCTCGGCGGCGACGGGCTGCCGGCCGGCGTGCTGCACAAGCTCGAGGAGGACGATCGCGGCCTCCTCGTCGAAGGCAAGATCTCGGCACCGGAGACCGACCACGGCCGCCGGGTGATCGGCCTCATGCGCGACGGCGCCTTCGGCGGCATGTCGATCGGCTTCTCGCTCCGCCGCAACGGTGCCACCTACGGCAAGGCCGCCGGCGAGCCGAAGCGCACGCTCAAGAGCGTCAACCTCGTCGAGGTGAGCCTCGTCACCGACCCGTCGAATCCCCTCGCCGTGATCCAGGAGATGAAGAGCCGGGCCGGCATCAAGGCTGCCGGTGACGGCTTCGATCCCGAGGTCGGAAGCGAATACACCCCGGATTTGGACGACGCGATCGACTGCCTCACGGCGGCGATTCTCCTCCAGGACCGGATGATGCAGGGCTATGCCGGCTACGGCTCCGTGAAGGAAGCCGCGTTGCTGATGGAGCACCTGCGCAACACCTATCAGGCGCTGACCGGCACGCGGACTCCCGATGGTCTGCAGGGCTGGACCAAGCTCGCCGTTCCCCTTCGCGAGGCCGAGAAGCTCCTTCGGGAAGAAGCGAAGCTTTCTCGCTCGCAGGCAGCCGGCATCGCCGGTCGGCTGTTCAAGAATGCCCCGCGGGATGCGGAGCAGCCACAGGCGAATCCTCCCGCACCTAAGGTCAGCAGCGAGACGAAGTCGGCCCTCGACGAGATCCTGAACTTCAAGCTCTGACCGCCTGATCTTTCCAAGGAACCGAACATCATGACCAAGGCCATCATCGTGGCCGGGGCGCGCCACGCCGCGTTCCTGGCCGGCTGCACCATCGGCGGCATCCGCGTTGCCCTGGCCCCCGAGGGCGGCGACCACGCAGCCGGTACCGGCACCGGCGCCGGCGAGACCGAGTTCAAGGCCGCCGCGGCGCGCCTGAAGGAGGTCGGCGACGAGGTGAAGCGCATCGCCGAGAGCGCGCAGCGGGAGGTCGCCTCGGCCCGCACCATGTCGCAGGAGACCAAGAACGCCTTCGACACGGCGTTCAGCGACCTCAACAAGCAGGTCAAGGAGTTCGACGCGCGCCTCGCCGACACCGAGCAGAAGGCGGTCCGCCGCGGCGGCGCGGCGCCGATCGAGACCAAGAGCCTCGGCCAGATCGTCGTCGAGAACGACGGCGTGAAGAGCCAGCTGCTCGGCGGCTCGCAGCGCGGCAAGGTCAACGTCTCGATCGAGACCAAGGCCATCATGTCGTCCGGCACCTACTGGGGCGCCACGGGCTCGGTGAGCAACGCCCTGGTGGTCGCCGACCGGTTGCCCCCGCTGCAACTGCCCACCCGGCAGATGACGATCCGCGATCTCATCGCCCCGGGGCAGACCACCAGCAACGCGATCGAGTTCCCGGTCCAGACGACCCGGACCAACAACGCGGCACCGGTGCCGGAGGGCGCGCTGAAGCCGACCTCCGACTACCGCTGGGACATGAAGAACTTCCCGGTCCGGACCATCGCGCACCTCGTGAAGGCCTCGCGCCAGATCCTCGACGACGCCCCGGCGTTGCAGTCGCTGATCGACGCCGAAATGCGCTACGGCCTCGAGTTCGCCGAGGAGGCGCAGTTCCTCTACGGCGACGGCACCGGCGCTAACCTGCTCGGCATCGTGCCGCAGGCGAGCGCCTACAACGCGGCCTTCACGCTGACCGCGCCGACAGCGATCGACGTGATCCGCCTCGCTATGCTGCAGTCGGTGCTCGCCCTGCTGCCGGTCACCGGCACCGTGCTGCACCCGACCGACTGGGCCAAGATCGAGACCCTCAAGGACGGCATGGGCCGCTACCTTGTCGGCGATCCCCAGGGCCAGATCGCGCCGCGCCTGTGGGGCCTCCCGGTAGTGCCGTCCATGGCGATGAACGTCGGGACCTTCCTCACCGGCTCGTTCCGCAACGCGGCGCAGATCTTCGACCGCATGAACATCGAGGTCCTGATCTCGACCGAGAACAACGACGACTTCGAGAAGAACATGGTGACGATCCGCGCCGAGGAGCGGCTCGCCCTCGTCGTGAAGCGCCCCCAGGCCTTCATCACCGGCGCCCTGCCGGCGTGATCCGAGGGAGGGGGCTTCGGCTCCTCCCTTCCCCACCTCGCGCCAGGGAGATGATCGTGGCGAATTCCGACAACACCGTCCTCGCGAAGCCGCTGCGGTACTTCCGTGGACAGGAGGGCGAGGGCGATGCCGGCGACGGCAACGTGACCCCCGACAGCAAGCCGTTCCGTGTCGATCGGGCGCGGTTCGCCGAGCTCAAGGCAAACGGCCTCGTCGAGGAGGCTGGCGACGAGCCCGCCGCTGAGGAAAGCCCGGCCGACGACCTCGCTCAGACCGACGAGACCGACGCCGGCGACGACACCACGCCGCGCCGCGGCCGCCGCAAGCCCTGACCCCAGCACGGAGACGACAGACCATGTTCCGCACCATCCTGGGCGCGCTCGCCCTGCTGACCCTGGCCGTGGTCGGCGCCTCCGCGCAGTCGACGGGCCCGGCCATCCTCCGCCCGCCGGGCGGCATCGCGCTCGACAGCGGCACCAAGACGGCCGCGGCCGCCGCCGGCGCCGCGACGCTGAACAAGCTCTCGGGCAAGATCACCACCGAGGCGCTGACCACGGCGGCCGGCGCCACCTACACCCTGACGGTGACGAACAGCACCGTTGCGGCGGCTGACATCGTGCTGGCCTCCTTCACGAACGGCACCAACTCGGCGGGCTCGCCGCACATCCAGCGGATCACGCCCGGCGCCGGCAGCATCACCTTCACGCTGCGCAACAGCGACGCCGCGGCGGCCCTGAACGGCACGCTGGTGGTGTCGTTCGTCGTCATCAAGAACTGACCGATCGCGAGGGCTCGGCCATGATCATGCGTCGTCTCGGGCTGACGGCTCTCGCGCTTGTGTGCGCCGCGCCTGTCCTGGCCGATCCTCCGCCCGCGACAGCGCCGCCTTTCCGGGCGTCTGCTGGGTCCCTGGTTCCAACCGCGATCTACAAGCCGGATGGGTCGATCTGGGATCCTTCCACCGCCCCGGCGGCCAGCCCGGTCAGCCTCTCAGCCACATCGGCGACCATCGCTCTGCCGCAGGGAACGGCGACGCAAATTAGTAACCCCGGGCTGAAGCGCTTCGCGGTGCAGGTTCAGGGCTCGGGGCGAGTTCTCATCGGCTTCGACAACACGGTCTGCAGTTCCGGCTATCGAATCGATCCGCCGGCCAGCAGCACGTCGCAAGGGGTCATCGTGCCGTGGTATCCGGCCAACTCCGGCGCCTACTGGGCCTGCGCGCCCGATACGGCGTCCAGCGTCTTCGTGGAGCGCGGCCAGTGAGGTTACTGCGCACCATCGCCCTTCTCGGACTTCTGCTGCCGGCAGCCGTCTCGGCGCAGGAGGTGCGCTCTCCGCCGGGCGCGCCTACAGCGTCGCCAAAATTCACGGGGGTTGTAACCGCCCCGAAATATCGCGTGATGTGGGGGCTGTCCGGGCCGGTGACTTCATCTGACGCCGCCCAGACGATCCAGAACACCGACGTGTCGGCCGACACGATCCTGACGCCGATCACCGCGACAGGCCTGTTCTACGTCGATAATACGCGCAACGCTGTTGTCGTGCCCGCGGGCACGACTGCGGTCAACGTCTCGGCGCATGGCTGCTACCTGCGTAACGACAACCCAGTCAGCAAGGACCCGACTTACGGCGAGACCGTCGGTGTCGGTGTATGCGATTGGGGCGTCGCTCTCGCGAATGCCGACAATGCGGCGGTGTGGGGTGCGGCCAGGTATCTGTCGGATACGGCCAATAACAGCGTGCCGGTTCCGAACCGCAAGGGCGTCGGCCTGATCGCCT